AATCACGTTCTTAAGTATAACAACCTTCCCAGTGATAGCGCACTCAGACTCGGTCTTCAGGCAAAGACCGACCTGACCGAGTCTGAGTTTAAAGTCTGCAACGATATCCTTGACGAGTTTAATGAAAAGCAACCCGACAAGGATATCGCTTGGGTAATTGATGCGACAGAGAAGTTCTGTCAGGAGCGGGCAGTTTACAATGCAATTATGGACTCAATTCAAATCCTTGACGGAAAGGATCCTAATCGCAATCGTGGGAGTATTCCGGCTCTGCTTTCTGATGCCCTTGGTGTTAGCTTTGATCCTCACGTTGGGCATGATTACATTGCTGACTTCAACGATCGCTTTGATTTCTACCACAGAGTCGAAAAGAGGATTCCCTTCGATCTTGAATACTTCAACAAGATCACCAAAGGCGGTCTACCCCAGAAGACTCTCAACATTGCTCTTGCAGGTACTGGTGTTGGCAAGTCTCTTTTCATGTGTCATGTGGCTGCTGCTTGCCTGATGCAAAACTACAACGTGCTTTACATCACGTTGGAAATGTCTGAAGAAAAGATTGCTGAGCGTATTGACGCTAACCTGTTGAACGTCACCATCGACGATCTCATGATGATGCCGAAGGACATGTTTGAAAAGCGTATGAAGCGACTCAAAGAAACTGTCAAGGGCAAGCTGATCATCAAGGAGTATCCGACTGCCTCGGCTAATCCTGCACACTTCAGGGCACTAATCAATGAGCTCAAACTTAAGAAGAACTTTAAGCCTGACATTATTTTTGTTGATTATCTCAATATTTGCGCTTCTGCTCGAATCAAAGCCGGAGCCAACATCAACTCCTACACCTATATTAAAGCCATTGCGGAGGAGCTTCGAGGTCTCGCCGTTGAATGTAATGTTCCGTTGGTGAGTGCAACTCAGACAACACGTTCTGGTTTCACTAACTCTGATCCCGGTCTTGAAGATACCTCTGAGTCTTTCGGTCTACCTGCAACTGCTGACTTGATGTTTGCTTTGATCAGTACTGATGAGTTGCAGAACCTGAACCAGCTGATGGTGAAGCAGCTGAAGAATCGCTACAATGATCCAAACACATATAAGCGATTCACCGTTGGCATTGATCGCGCCAAGATGAAACTCTATGACCTAGAACAGTCTGCTCAGACTGATATTGCTGATGCTGGTCATCCTGCTCCAACCTTCACCAAGAAGGAAAGCAGTAAGTCCAAGTTCAGCGGCTTCAAAGTTTAATCCGATTCGGTAATAACCCAAAGCTATGGGCTCTTGCAAAAGAGCCCAGCCTTTCTTACACCTGCTAAATATCCGTGCACGTAGGCGCATACCTACAAAAAGAACAGTAATACGCCTACGCAATAACAACTCAAAAAGCTGGTGCAACTTATGTCGGACAATCAAGGTATCTTATACGAAAAGAAGATCAACAAAATTTTGTCAGAAGCTAAAGTGCAGAAAGCAGGATTTGTTCCTGCAGGTTCAGATTCAAATGCACCAGACGCTCTACTGACATTAGGAAAGAAGGACTATAAAGTAGAAGTTAAACTAGACCTTAAGGTAGATTTTGGGCAAGGATCGTTAGATTATGATCTTGCCAAGAATAAGTGGAAGTTGGGTGGTGCCAACACAGAATCTGCAGAACAGATGAGAGAGTTCTTGGAGTCTATCGGAGTCCCAAAAATTGTCAACAAGAAGTGGGGTCCTGCAGGTGCACCGAGAAAGTTCTCAGTGCCGTTGAAACAATTTCAACCTAAAGACGTCAAGCACGATTATGCCAACTTCACTGATGAGTTCGTTTCTGTGCCTTCTAAGGCAGTTGCTGACTACTATGCCAGCAAGGAAACATACTACATACAGATAGGCGGTTATGGACTGTACTATATGGGATCTGACCCTGCCAATTTGAGTGTTCCTGAATTCGCTCCAACATTAAGACTGAGAATACGATTGAAGCGCGGTGGAAGCACACCTATCTATAACTATAGATTCACAACAGCACTCCAAGCCACACAGCTACAGAAATCTCAGTACACTCTCGAAGATACAGATTTTCTGAAGGCTATCAAAGCTAGGGCTGCAAAGTAATTACGAGGATTGTCATGATCACTGATTTGAATAACTATGAGATAGTCAGGGAACCGTTCGATCATGTTGTGATCGATAACTTCTTCGAGCCTTCTTTTGCGGATGTGCTCGAGAAGGAGTTCCCTGACTTCAACTCTGACATTTGGTATAGTTATGACAATCCCTTAGAAGTGAAAAAGACCAACAACTTCTGGGACAGGTTCCCGCCTGCCACGTACCAGACGTTCAGTCATCTTTGCTCATTCAAGTTCGAGAAGATCATCAATGAAAAGTTCAAGACTGCCGTCTCAGCCGACATCGGTCTGAACGGTGGCGGCTGGCACATTCATAAGACCGGCGGCAAACTGAACGTTCATCTGGACTATTCGATCCACCCAAAGATTCCGTACCAGCGCAAGTTTAACATCATTATCTACCTTTCCAAGAACTGGGATCCAGCGTGGGGCGGTGGGTTGGAGTTCTGGAGTCATGATCCAGAGACTAACCGACCTAAAGAATTAGTGAAAAAGTATGACTTGGTGTATAACCGAGCTATACTATTCGACACGACGCAGCACTCTTGGCATGGGTTCCCGCAGCCCATCACCTGCCCGGAGGGTGTGTATCGTAAGTCACTGGCAGTGTATTACATCCAGCAGCCCGACGCAAGTGCAATTGATCGGTACAAGGTTCTGTATGCACCAACCGAGGAACAGAAGGGTAATCCTGAAATCGAAAAGATCATCGAAGAACGAAGCAAAGTTAAGCGAGAATAAATAGTAGGTCTGTTACAAGGAAGACCAAATGCTCCCATTTTCAAAGTTCATCGTCGAGTCGACTGATACCGAAAAGCTTAAGCACCTAGAACATGCTGAAGATCACCACATCAATGCTGGCGCTGCAGGATTCGACCATGCAGCCAGTACGCTTCATGGTGTTCACAATGCAATGCAGGGCAAAAAGTCTAACGTAAAGATCACCACCAAATACGACGGTGCGCCTTCGATTGTTTTCGGCACACACCCCGAAACAAAGAAGTTCTTTGTAGCTTCCAAGTCGGCTTTCAATAAGTCGCCGAAGATCAACTACACACATGCCGATATTGAAAAGAACCACGGTCACGCTCCGGGTCTGGTCAGTAAGCTTTCCCATGCCCTAGAGCATCTTCCTAAAGTAACACCCAAGGGTCACGTGTACCAAGGCGACATGATGTATGCGCCGGGAGACGTTCGCCACTCCAAGAGCCACGTCCACTTCAAGCCAAATACAATTGAATACTCAGCCCATAAGGATTCCGATACCGGCAAAAAGGTAGCCGCTGCCAAGATCGGCGTCGCCGTGCACACCCAGTATCACGGAAAGACGCTGCAGGGAATGAAGGCTAAGTTTGGTCCAGACCTTTCCGGGTTCAAGAACCACTCGGACGTTCATGTAATTGACGTCGAACACAAGCACAACCCAAGTTCCTATAGCAAGGAACATCAGGCTAAGTTTGAAGATGAGATGAAAAAGGCGCAGGACCACCACACCGGTCACGACTACTCTCATCTGAACGGTCACACCGAGCACGTTAAAACCTATATCAATGATACTGTGCGTCGTGGAACCAAGCCTACCGTCGCCGGTCTCAAGGCTCATGCGGTGGCTAAAATTTCAGCCAAGGCAGACGCTCTAAAGACTGAAAAGAGCAAGGCTGCGGTTAAGCAGAAGGCAGCCGAGACTGCCGCGCATATCGACACCCACAAAGATCACTTTGACAAGACTCTCAAGATCTACCACCATGTTCAAAATGCCAAGCATGCCCTAGTAGGCGCTCTGGCTTCCGGTGGGGAATTCCAGCATAAGATTAACGGTAAAAAGACCGGTCCTGAAGGGCACGTGGCTATTATCGACAATAAACCAACCAAGCTAGTAGACAGAAGTGCCGGCGGTTTCGCTGCGGCTAATCTGAACGCTGGCGGGATCGCAAAGCAGAAAAAAGCTAAATAACATTAACTATTACCCACAGAGTGGTATTATGAGTAAGGCAACGTTCACGTTCGGTCGTTTTAATCCTCCATCCGAAGCCGGACACGGGAAGCTTGTTTCAGCAGTCAAAGACCACGCTGAGAAGTCGGGCGGTAGCCACTACGTTTTCCCTTCCCACACCCAAGATAGAAAAAAGAATCCATTGCACCACGAAGAAAAGGTCGGCGCAATGAAGAAGATGTTCTCGGGTGCTAATATTGCCTCCCATAAAGGTATCCATACCGCGATTGATGCTATGAAGCATCTCGAAAAGAAAGGTCACACTCATGTGACCATGGTGGTCGGCGACGATAGAGTCGGCGATTTCCACAAGCTACTGCATAAGTACAACGGCAAAGAATACAACTTCAAGAAGATTGAGGTTAAGTCGGCTGGTCATCGCGACCCAGACGCCGAGGGTGCAGAGGGTATGTCTGCATCCAAGCTAAGGAATCTAGTTACCTCCGGCAAACGCGACGAATTCATTTCCCACTACTCAGATAAGAAGCTAGGCGCTCATCTACACGACAGGATTAAGAAAACTATGTCAGAATCTACTAAGTCAGCTATGGTCATTATTGGTGCACCCGGAAGTGGTAAGGATTATGTGATCAACAATATCCTGTCTCGGTTCGATCTAGTAGAAGTTCAGCTAGACCAGATTCTGGTAGGCTCGGTAAAGGAACTGCTTGAATCAGAAAGCAACCTACTGATCAACGCTCCAGCCGATCTGGACAAGATTAATCTTGTAAAGAATACCTTGGGCGAGGACTATGATTTCTCGTACACGCTTGTTTCCGTGAGCAACAAGGTAAGCAGAGAAAGAAACCTAGAACGCTCCAAGCCTATGAACGAGTCGACTCGTATCAAGAAGTGGCTCGAGGCTGAAAGAGCCAGCAGAATTTTCGAGGACACTTTTGTGTTCGATAACTCGATCAACCTACAGGAAGCCAGTTCAGAAGAACTATCTGGCTTTCAGGTTCAGATTGCTTCTTACTTGCAGTTCCTACTAGACCGTGGTCTGACTATGGAAGAAGTCAAGAAGCCAACCGGTAAGCTGAAGGATGCCTGCTGGAAGGGTTATACCGCAGTTGGTATGAAGATGAAGAACGGCAGAAAGGTTCCTAACTGCGTTCCTGTAAAGGAAGAAGATACCATTAAGCCAGCTGTTCTGGACACAAAGCCCAGAAAGAAAGGCAAGTCAGTTCCTGCTAACAATATGAACATGCGTATTGATGGTGCCGGTGGCTATAGCCTCGGCGGTCTAACGCAGACAGAAGGAACTGGAGTTAAGAAGTTCTCAGAGTTCATCAATGAAGCTGAGTATCAGGGTAGAGAAGTTCCGTTGAACAAGCCAATGAAGGGCGACGTTAAGAAGTCTAAGGTGTTTGTCAAAGACCCAGAGACCGGTAACGTCAAGAAGGTTAACTTCGGCGACAAAAAGCTGAGCATTAAGAAGCATATTGCTAGCCGCAAGAAGTCGTACTGTGCGCGTTCTTCGGGTCAAGGTAACACCACTGACAAGACCAAGGCAAACTACTGGTCGCGTCGTGCATGGGATTGCTAATATGATTATTGATAGGAACAAAGTGAAACAGAAACTAATTGAAAAGAAGCTCTCCGAGTCCACGGAAATCGTGGAGGCAGTAGAGCCGCAGGATGCCGCGCTGATCAAGCAGCTGACTGCAGTGCTTGCAGATACTATGGTGTTCTACTTCAAGGCTCACAGTTTCCACTGGAACGTCGAAGGTATTAACTTCGCCGAGCACCATGAGTTTTTCTCGAAGGTCTACACTACTGCGTTCGAGAGACTTGATCCTCTGGCAGAGTACATCCGTCAGTTCGGTGACTATGCTCCAAGTTCACTATCTCAACTAATCAACGCAGCAGACCTCAAAGAACTAAATAGTAAGCCGGACGATGTTAAGGCAATGTTTAACACGCTCAAGGCAGACAATCAAATTATTCTAGTTGGGCTGAAAGCAGCCCGCCGAGCAGCAGAAGCTTCCGGTTATTCTGACCTTGCGAACTTCCTAGATGAAATGATCGCAGAAAGCAGAAAACTTAACTGGATGCTGGAGTCTTTCTTAAAGTAGGAACATAAAATGGCAGTACAACCTCCAAAACTTCTCCATAAGATGAGCATTTCTCACCAGAAAGCTTGGTATCAGAAAAATGCTCCTAACGATATGCCTGCCCACTTGACGACTTCTGTCGCCAAGTCCAAGAGTGCGCAAACTGCGCAGGCTCGTGTAAAGGCTGCGGCTAGAGAGAAGATGTCTCTGAAAGCCTATGGTGCTACCACTGGTACCAAGGTTGGAGAAATTGGTGGTGAAAAGGCTGCTGGTCCACGCGACACTATCGTTCCACTAAGTCCAGAACAGCACTCAAAGGTACAAGCTGCCAAGAAAGCATCTACTTCTGTTGCTGCTAAAGATACTTCCAAGCCAGTTGTCAAGAGAGAGCCTGCTGCTCCAAAGCCAAAGAGAACTGGTCCTCTGACAACCTCTCAACGTCTAGCTGCTATTTCTCGTGCTGCAAGAAAAGCCAAAGAAAAGCACGACGTTCCTACTGCGGATCCAGAAGATAGCGATCACGACGATCTACTAGACGTTCACCACAGCCTACACATTGGCGGCGGACGCAACCAGTATAGTGAGGAGCGCAGCCCAAGATCTGAATACTCAGCCAACCTCAGCCTAGCTGCAGACAAGGGCAGACACCAGACTCCAGTTTCTAAGGGTCGTGACTACTTTGAGTACATGGCGCATAAGGAAGGCAAGAAGAAGCCTCAGATGGGCGTCAAACTAAGAGGCGAAGAAGCTGGCTGGATGCTAAAGGCTGACGCAAAGCTTCGCCAAAAGGTAAAAGATAAAGTTGACAAGCAAAAGCAAATGAACTCTTCGATGAAGAAGTATGGCGGAAAGACCGGCGAGGAAATTCGCGCCATGCGTAAAGAAGAAGTTGAGAACATTGAAGAGCGACTATCAAAGTACGATACTCCTTCAAAGTGGATCCAAGACTTTGTAAGATCAGACGATCCAAGATTCTCAGGCAAGTCCAAGAAAGAACGAATTGACATGGCACTCGGTGCTTACTACAGCAAAAAGAGAAAACAATAATGTCAAACGATAAGCTATCGCAAAGATTCGCTAAAAATCCAAGCGTCAAGAAAGTCATTGACAATCTCGACTCTACCGTCAAAAAGCACGACGAGTGGCTAGCAGACTTTCACAAGAGAACTGGCGGTAAGTATTTGCCTAAGAAGCCAGAGGTCAAGGAAGAAGCTTCTCCTATGATCAAGCCACCGAAGAATCATTTCGATTCTAAGGCTGATGCCTTTGCGCATGCCAAGAAGAGCTTCTTCACCCACCCAACTACTGGTCAAAAGAACGTCCATTATTTTGTGAAGCCCACAATGTCAGAGGAATCGGAAATGTCCAAGAAGACCCTTTCAGAGCTAAGAAAAACAACCCTGGCTTCCTATATTGGGAAAGCAAATGATGATGCAGTAAACACTGCCATGAAAGCTGGCGCCATGACTCCGGGAACAGGAAGCCTGCGCTCGAAGCTGATGAAGATGGGCAAGAGAAGCTTGGGCATTCAGCAGGCTGCTCGTAAGCTTGCCAATGAAGAAAAGAAACACGATGATTATAAGGTCGGCGATACTGTCAGCCACAAGCATCAAGGAATGGAAACACACGGATTCAAGATTAATAAGATTGAAGGTGACATGCTGCATCTTCATAAAAAGCCTTTGGATCCTGCAGAGGATGAGATTCACACAGTAGTTAATAAGAAGCAAGTGTGGAAAGAAGAAGTCGAGCAGATCGAAGAGTCTTACGATAAGTCAAGCAAAGCCCACGAGCATGCCAAGAAAATGGCTTCTATGTTCAAGAAGTACTCTAAAGCTAAGTACAACGCTGATGGAAGCGCAACTATTCAGGCAAAGGGCAGCGATAAGTTCTCGTCAGTCAACGTAGTCGACAATATCCACAAAGAATCTGGACATGTGCACAATCGTTCAGCAGAAGACTACAAGAACTCAAAGAGCTCAAAGGGTGGGCTTACTCTGCACACTAAGGAAATTAAGCCAGTTTCGAACTACAAGGGCGGTCATCATGAGATTCATATCTCTGCTGACGCGTCTGTGAAGGAAGGAGTTGAGCAGGTTGAAGAGGGTTCGCTTGGTAAGGCAATCCTTAACAAGGGAAATCCCGATGGTTCATACGATCACTGGAAGAAGGAAGTGAAGCCTGTTTACAGTAAGCATGGTGTTTCTCCGCAGTTCGCAAAGGCAGTTGATTCTCATATAAAGAAGTTCGGTCACGCCATCCACGTTTATACCTTCCATGGTGATGACGAAGGAAACGTACCAGATTGGTATGACAGAAAGAACAAGAAAGTCAAGCCTTTGAAGAAAGGGAAGTCTGGTTATACAGTTGAAGAAGTAGAGCAGGTTGAGGAGTCTAGCCACGAAGGTAGCACTCCAAAGACTGCCAAGGAAAAGGCACTAGCTGCTCACCACGGCAATCCAAACAAGATTACCTATGGCGACGTCGTCAAGGCAAGAATCAAGTCAGCTGCTAAGAAGAAGTAAAATGTCCCAGCTTAAAAGAATCCTTAAAGAAAAGATTGCCGCCAAGTCCAAAGAAGACGAAGGCGAGTATGGCTTCGAAGGAGACATGGCAATGTCTCAGCTGCGCAGCATTATTCGTAATGCTGAAGAGATTCTAGAAAAGCTAGAACCCACAACGGATCTACCTGAGTGGGTTCAGTCTAAGATTACTCTGGCTGAAGACTATATCTCCACTGCTGCTAATTATCTGCACAGTGAGCTAGAAGAATCAGTCAGATTCTCTGAGGAAAAAGAGAAGTCGGACACCCAAAATTCTAGAGTCAAAAAAGTGCTAGCTAAGTACAAGGGCATGAAGAATAAGTTCAACTCGAAGCCTTCCCTAGAAGCTAAGGGATCGCCTTCGCCCGCTGTACATGCTGATGGAGAATCCGATGAGCAGAAACCTTCTTAAATTTGCTGAGTATCTCTCCGAGCAAGAGGAGCTAGTTCTGGATATCAACCCAGAACTAGCACTTCAGAATCTAGAAGCTCTCAATGATTCTCTGGACGAAGTAACCGCAACTCCTTTCCTGAATAGCGCAATCTTTATGAATACCGTGCGCGGTACTCTAGAAAGATTCGGGATTCTTTTGCCAGCTGGTTATGAGATTCCTACCCTAAGTGCAGAAGCAGAAACCGTCTATACCATCGGCGATTCTGGATACTACCTGTACGTCTGCCACAATGAAAACGGCGACAGCCTGATCGAAGGCTATGCGCAAATTGTAAATGAAGATGAACTAAATGATCTGGTAGACATGGAAAAGTTTGCCTCTGAAGAGGATGAACTAGAAGGCGAGCTAGAGCAGAAGCCTTGGATTCCACCAGCAAGACGCGACGACGACAGCGGAAACGATAACGAATATACGTGAGATATGTTTGATAATCTAAGTTATGAAAACGAGATCTTCTATGCGATAAAAGCTTATGATAAGATAAACTATATCAAAAGCGAATTCTCAGAAGACTTCAAGACCTTCCGTTATATCAAGCGTCTCCTGCAAAGATACAGAACAACTGGTGAGCTCAGAGAAAATCTGATCCTCAACCATATAAACATCATGTACAACGCTTTTGGTGTTGAGGCTGGAACTAGACTCTTGTTCTTGAAGATAGACGAACAAGACTATCCCAGCCTCAAAACGTTTTTGGTATTCTTAAATACAATGCCGAATATAGTGAAGGGAATCAACGGTAAGGATATCTACTCTAGTGAATACCCTATTGACATGTATATTGCAGATATTCTAAGAAGACTATAACTCAAACACCACACAGTGATTATACCCAAGGAACCAATACATGTCAAAAGAATTACACGAAAACGAAATGACTGTTGGAACCGGCTCGGTCATGACCACTGCGTCAGGCATCGCTGGGCTTCCACCTGATCTGCCTCCTGTCGCCAAAAGTGTAAATATGGTGCGCAGAAACCCAACCAAAAAGAGAATGAAATTCAAAGAGTATTTGGAAACAACTAAGGCTAAATGAAAGGAAAGAAAATGAGAACACTAGCAATTAGTGTTGCTATGCTTCTGATGACTGCTTGCGAAGGACACTATAGATATCCCTGCCAAGATCCAGCAAATTTCAAAAAGCCTGAGTGTAATCCGCCTTTGTGCTACCTCGAAAATGATTGTAGCCAGAATTTGATTGGTGCACCTGAGCCCAAAGAACCGCCTGTAACCGAAGATCAATTGATCGAGCAAGATACGATTCTAAAGGAGATTTGAATATGAGTCAGAGATATACGTCAGATGAATTGATGGCTAGACTGCGATTTATCATCGGAGTTTGTCTAGCACTTACGCTTTCGGGTATTGTATTTGTAATCCTGTACTCGTTGATCTTCGTTACGCAGCCGATCGGTGTTCAGGCTCCGAATGACGCGGAGTTCTTTAAGCTGATCAACCCAATCGCTACCTTCCTCACTGGTATTCTTTCTGGTATTATGCTTAGCAGCAAATCAGATACCAAGAAAGAAGAAGAGCCAAAGCCACCCGAGGATGAGATAGCGTGAGCATCAAGAATCTTCAGCAAAAGTGTGGTATAGAAGCTGACGGAGTTTGGGGAAAGAATACTCTCAAAGCCGCAGCCAAGTTCTACAAGTTAACACCGGAACGTGCAGCGCATTTCTTCGGACAGTGCGCACACGAGACTGGCAACTTCAAGATTTTTGCTGAGAATCTAAACTACGGTGCTGATGGTCTGCTAAACACCTTTGGAAAATACTTCAACAAAGAACAAGCTATCAAATATCAGCGCAACCCGGAAAAGATCGCCAACCGAGTCTATGCAAATAGAATGGGTAATGGTGATGAGGCTTCGGGTCATGGCTGGAAGTATCGTGGGCGTGGTGCTATTCAGCTGACCGGCAAAGATAACTACCAAGCCTTCTCGGATGCCGTAAACAATGCAGTGATTATGGACAACCCAGATCTAGTTGCATCTAACTATGCATTCGAGTCGGCTATGTTTTTCTTCAACCGCAATAAGCTTTGGGCACTCTGCGATCATGGAGTCACAGATGCGGTGATTCTCGCAGTGACCAAAAAGGTCAACGGCGGCACTCATGGTCTGCAAGACCGCACCCAGAAAACCAAACTGTATTACAGCTGGTTGAAAGAGGCAGCAGCACCTGCGCCAGTTATCGAAACAAAGGTTGAGAACAAGGGAATCATGCTTTCCCCCAACTTCAGCCTTAAGGATTTACTTTGGTCAGAAACTGCCATCCGTCTCGGCATCAAGAATACTCCTTCCGTCGAGCATATGGAAAACCTCAAGGCAGTTTGTGAAAACGTCCTCGAGAAGGTCATGGCTCACTACGGTCAGAAACCAACAATCAACTCTGGATACAGAGGACCAGCCTTGAATAAGGCAGTTGGTGGTTCTTCGAAGTCACAGCACTGTAACGGACAGGCAGTGGATTTTGAGATTGAGGGAGTTCCTAATCCAGAGCTCGCCAAGTGGATCCGCGACAATATTGACTTCGATCAAGTCATCCTAGAATTCTACAACGCCAAGCAGGGACCAGATTCCGGTTGGGTGCATTGCAGCTACAACAAGAATGCAAAGAATAGAAAGCAGCCACTGACTGCTCGAAAAATAAACGGCAAGACAGTGTATCTGCCAGGAATCGAGGTCTGATGATGAAAAGAATTATCGCAAGTGTACTTCTACTAGTGTCCGCGTCGGCTAATGCATACGACTGGAAGGTTGTTCGTGCAGTAGACGGCGACACAGTCGAAGTAGAAGCTGCTTGGCTTCCTAAAGAACTCGGTAATACGATCAAGATTCGTGTGTATGGCGTCGACACTCCAGAAAAAGGTGGACGTGCCAAGTGCGAGTCTGAAGCCAAGAAGGGTACTGCTGCTACCCAGTTTACTAATAAGTTCGTAAGCACAGGCAAGCTTACCAGCGTTGTCGTAAAGGACTGGGATAAGTTTGGCGGTAGAATCTTGGGCGATATTGTCGTAGACGGGAAAAGCCTCCGAAACGAACTAATTAAACAAGGTTTGGCGCGTGAATACTTCGGCGAGGCAAAGCAGAGCTGGTGCCCCTGAACTAAATAAAAAGGCTACTATGTAAGTAATATTATCGCTTCATTGTTGATTGATTTTCTGATGTCTACTTCATGCAGGCATTCTAAGTCAGAGGAAGACAATGAAACGGATTATTCTAGCTGTACTGCTATCAGCAGTCGCAACGGCATCGTTTTCTCAAACGATTGTCGAAAGCACCTCAGTCAATACTAACAACGATACCGTAACTACCAACAGCACCTCTGTAAGCACCACAGAGAACAAGAACGTCAGCGTAAGCGATAGTCGCCAGTCCGTTGACCAAACGATCACATCCCCTCCTCCGAGCGCCATCGCTCCAACAATCATGAGCTACAGTCAGGATATCTGCATGACTGGAGTCTCAGCCGCAGTGCAAACTCAGATCCTCGGCATCTCAGGTGGCAAGCCTATTCGCGACATGAACTGCGAGAACATGAAGCTCGCCAAGACCATGTACGATATGGGTATGAAGGTTGCTGCTGTTTCTTTGCTTTGCCAAGACAACAGAGTATTCAGAGCAATGGAAATGGCTGGTACGCCATGCCCATACATGGGTACTATTGGTAAAGATGCACAGCTGTCTTGGGAAACTAACCCAGACAAGAAGCCTAAAGAAAAGAAATGAACCTTCTGTGGGTTCTGTTGCTATATTTGATTTCTTTACCTGCGCTCGCAGCGGGAGCTAACCCCTGCGAGCAAGGCAATGCTGGCAACAAGAATCCAAACTGCCAACCACAAACTCCAGTTCAGCAAGAACCAGAGCCACCTGCTCCACCACCAATAGAAGAACCACCAGTTCCTCCTTCGGAAGAACCTCCGGTTGTTGAACCTCCACCAGTGGTTGAGCCAGAGCCTGTTCCTGTAGAACCCGAACCACCTATTGAAATATTCAAACAACAACCGAGAGAGCTCGTTCAACAAAGTTCTGCACCGATGCAGGTGGAACTGCCGACTCAACAACCTAGACCACCAGAGCTAACGCCAGTGGTAGCTGCACTGCCTGATCAGACAGTCAATAGCAGTGTGCAATTTAATACCGGTGTGCTCAACGTTCCCTCAGTAAGAACTGTCAACAGATCAGCATCTAACCCAGCTGCTGAGGGACAAACTCAAACAATAGATGCTATGAACGCTACAGACTTGAGCTCATACGCTAGCGCAAGACTACCAGATTCGCGTAACTGGTACAAGCCTGTAGAGATCTATAAGAATGCTCGTATCGATGATAACAAAAGAATGTTCTACTGGATGAACGTTGATTCCAAAAACAGACTGGATAAACTTATCAAGGAAAGATGATGAGCGAAGAAAAGACAGAAGTAGAAGTTGGCGGTATTAAGATCAGCGGCGGTAAGCTAATGATCATTATCCCTGTACTATCAGCCTTGGGTGGCGGACTCTGGGGTGGATTTGAGTTCTACAAAGACTACATGGACATGAAAGAAAAGATCCAAACCTACGTCGCGCCAGACCTGAGCGAGTTCGACAAGAAGCTGGCTACGCTAGACGAAAAGCTAGCTGCTGCTCAGAATAGCGTGGTTGAGTCTAACGGATACATCAAGGATATCCGTACAGATCTGAACGGCGATATCATCGAGAATACCAAGGCGATTGATTCAATTGATCACAGAACTCGTGAACTAGATCGCGAAGTTAGAAGTCAAGTTAACAACTTTGACCGCGAGATGAACGCCAGATTGCGTGAATTAGAGAAAGAAACCGCCAAGTTGGTTAAAGAACTAGAAAAGAAGGTAGACGACAAGATCCAGAAGGCATGGGAGAACCCCCTTGCAAACTAAATAGTAAGTACACTCAACTCCAAGAAGAATAACATGCTTCAATATAAAATCATTGCAGTTGCTGTAGTGTTGTTAGCTGCCTTTGGCGCTGGCTATATGAAGGGATCTAATAAGGCGCAAGCCAAGATCCAACAGTATGAGCAGAGGCAGATCCTTCATGCTAGCCAGATGAAGGACCTACAGATTGCCTTGGAGAATGAAAAGAATAACATCAAAGAAAAGATTGTAGTTGAGTACGTTGATAAAGTTCAAACCATTAAGGAAAAACACTATGTCTACGTCGACAAAGCTAAAGAAGATGTTCCTTCTCAGTACAATCTGTCTAATGGCTGGGTGTACCTCCACGACCACGCTGCTGGTTCCCAGAGTGGAACTCCCGACCCCGCCAGAACTTCTGATGCAACAGCCTCGGACGTTAAAGACAATCAAGCCCTCGCCGTCGTCGTCGACAACTACGGCACCTGTAAACAAAACGCAGAACAACTAGTAGCTCTGCAAGACTATTTCAAGAAAGTAAAAGAAGCGATAGACAAGGCTAACGCGAATCCAATAAAGGTTGAACACAAAAATGGAAAATAACATCGAGTTTCGTCTATCGCGTCTGGAAACGGAAGTCGCTGCGATTAAGGAAAAGACCAGCTTCTTTACTGTCATCTATGAGAAGTTTGACAGCACACTGGAAAAACTGGAAAAGATGATCGAAGATCGAAGGAATGATACAAATGACGATCTTAAAGATGTCTACAAAAAGATAGAGGACATCGAAGATAAGATCATGTCTGAAATAGAAAAGATGAGAGAGGACATGAAACGCCAGCATGAGATCGAAAACAAGAAGATTGACGAACTCAACAAGTGGCGGTGGATCGTGGTTGGCGGCTCAATTGTAGTTGGATGGCTGGTTTCGCACTTTAGTAAATAGTTTGCTTTTATAGGCGCTATGATATAAGATAAGGGAGTATCTTTGTCATGGTGCTGTATGAGTGTTTACATAGACAGAAAATATCTGGGTGCGGTTTCCCATAGACTGGATCGCTTCACCCAGAAGAATACTGATCTTTTCAATTTTAGGTGCCCGTACTGCCTTGATTCTAAGAAGAATAAAGTCAAGGCACGAGGCTACGTTTACAGGAAGGGTAACGATTATTATTTCCGTTGCCACAACTGTCAGGCTAGCACTACGTTCGGGAACTTCTTGAAAAATATCGACCCGACCGTGTTCAAGCAGTACACTCTTGAACGCTATGCTGCGGGCGACAACGCTCATTCTAATTACAAGAAGCCGAAGTTTGAAGACCTGCGCGGTAATGCTTTCAGTAAGCTTTCTATGGTGCCTGAAAAGAAAGAGCTCAGCATTGAAAGCATAGCTGATCTCCCGGAAGATCACTACGCCAAGCAATATATAATTGACCGGTGCATTCCAGAGAAGTATTGGAGTGAACTGTACTATGCTGATGACTTTGCTGGGTTCTTAGACAGAGACTTCCCTGATCATGGCAAAGATGATCTGCCTAATGACGACCGCATTGTGTTGTTATATACCAATGAGCAAGGTGAAATTACTAACGTCGCAGGACGCGCACTGGGCAATAACAAACTCAGATATATCACGGTAAAGATAACAGATGAAAAGAAAGTATTCGGACTGCACAGAGTGTCGCGCCAGAGTCGGATTTACGTCTTCGAAGGTCAGTTTGATTCGCTCTTTATTCCTAATAGTGTTGCCAGTGGCGATAGTAATTTGGGCGGTGTATCAGCAGTACTTCCAGACTCCGAAGTAGTTCTGGTCTACGATAACGAACCAAGAAACAAAGAGATCTGCCGGCAGATCGAAAAGTCCATCAACAGCAACCAAAAGGTTTGTATGTTCCCAGCCAACATTCCTTACAAAGACGTTAACGATATGGTTGTGGCGGGAATGGACGCTGACGCTATAAAGCAGATCATAGATAGTAATACCTTCCAAGGTCTTGCTGCGAAATTGAAATTTACGACATGGAGAAAATGCTAATGCGTGTTAAGCTTGTCAGTTATAGTAAGCCTTCTGTAGAGTTTGCAGTTGAAACCGGTATGCAGACTCTTGAGGATCTAATCGCATATTGCGCTAGAGTTTCCAATCCGGGCAACCAGCAAAACAAGAACACGCGACAGCTGATCAAGTATCTGATCAACAACAAGCATTGGTCGCCTCTTGAGATGGTAAGTATCACGCTCGAGATTGAAACCACTCGCGATATCGCCCGCCAGATTCTACGCCACCGTTCGTTCTCCTTTCAGGAGTTCTCGCAGCGTTATGCTGACCCCACTAAGGAACTGAACTTTGAGGTTCGTGAGGCTCGTCTCCAAGACCTAAAGAACCGACAGAACAGTATTGAGACTTATGACTCTGAGCTGATGGAAATCTGGAACATCCATCAGGAAGAACTGATCGCTCAAGCCAAGGAAACTTATGCGTGGGCAATCAAGCATGGGATTGCTAAAGAACAGGCTCGAGCAGTTCTACCAGAGGGACTGACTCAGTCGCGCATGTATATGAGTGGAACGCTTCGTTCTTGGGTTCACTATATACAACTCCGGAGTGCCAATGGTACTCAGAAGGAACATAGAGAGGTTGCTGTTGCATGTGCAGATGTGATTGCAGAGATCTTCCCTATGATGAGAGAACTGGTAGACGATGGTATTCCAACGCTCTATCCTGCTAAAGATTTCGCTAAGGTTGAAAATATCGGTTGCGTTATTTGCGGAATCGGTAAAAATTGTGAACCTCTAGGTTATGTTTGCCAGCATCCTCAGTGTCCAACAAAAGCTCGTTAAGGATAAAGAATAATGAAGAAAGTAGTATGCGGTATCCAGATAGACCTATCGAGAGACTCCTTGTTCGATCCACTGGGTCTGACAAGAATGAAAGAATCTTACATGATGGAACACGAGACTTCGCCACAGGAGAGATTTGCCTATGTATCTAAAGCATTCGGTAGTGATCCAGAACACGCTCAGCGACTATATGACTACGCCAGCAAGATGTGGCTATCGTATTCAACCCCCATCCTATCGTTCGGACGATCTAAGCGCGGACTCCCAATCAGCTGCTTCCTCCCTTACTTGCATGACTCTGCTGAAGGACTGGTTGACTGTCTCTCGGAAGTCAACTGGCTTTCAATGCTCGGGGGCGGCGTTGGCATTGGACTTGGCATTCGTTCCGCTGATGACAAGTCTGTAGGAATTATGCCGCACCTGCGCACCTACGATGCTTCTTCGCTAGCGTATCGTCAGGGACGCACTCGTCGCGGCTCGTATGCTGCATATCTTAACATCGATCACCCAGACATTATCCAGTTCTTGGAGATGCGTAAGCCTACGGGTGATCAGAATATGCGTTGCTTGAACCTGCACCACGGCATCAATATCACTGATGACTTCATGCATATCATCGAGAAGTGCATGTTGGATCCGACCTACGATGATAAGTGGGAACTGAAGGATCCGCATAACAGAGAAGTTCGTGACGTTGTTTCTGCTAAGGAAGTCTGGCAGAAGATTCTTGAACTGCGTATGATGACTGGTGAGCCATACATTCACTTCATCGACGCCAGCAATCGTGCAATGCCAGAGTTCCAGAAGAAGCTTGGCTTGTCGATCAAGCAGTCGAATCTTTGCTCAGAGATTATTCTTCCTACTGACAAGGAACGTACTGCCGTTTGCTGTTTGTCCTCTGTGAATCTGGAGCACTATGATGCTTGGTCAAAGAACCCTCAGTTCCTACATGACGTTGCAGAAATGTTGGACAACGTACTACAGTATTTCATTGATAATGCTCCTGACGCAATTAGTCGTGCCGTATACTCTGCTTCACAGGAGCGCAGTATTGGTGTGGGTGCTCTCGGTTTTCATGCTTACCTCCAGAAGCACATGCTACCGTGGGAATCCGCTCTAGCAGTTTCAGCAAACCACCGTATGTTCAAGCACATCAAGAAGAAGCTTGATGAGGCTAATCTTGCACTAGGCAAGCAGCGTGGTGAAGCACCGGATGCCAAGGGCACTGGTCGTCGCTTTAGCCATATGCAGGCTATTGCGCCGAATGCTTCTAGCTCGATTCTGATGAATAACACTAGCCCAAGCATTGAGCCATATCGTGCCAATGCGTATCGTCAGGACACGTTGTCTGGTGCATACCTAAACAAGAACCGGTTCCTTGATCAGATTCTTAAAGAGAAGCTGAATGAGGAACAGTATGAGGAAGTCTGGCGCAGTATCATTGCACACGACGGCAGTGTACAGCACCTAGATATGCTTTCTGATGATGAAAAGGCAGTATTCAAGACTGCCATGGAAATCGACCAGCGTTGGGTTGTGCAGCACGCAGCTGACCGACAGGAGTATATTGATCAGGCTCAATCACTTAATGTATTTTTTCGTCCAGATGCTCCAGTCAAATACATTCATGCAGTGCATTTCCAAGCGTTTAAGCAAGGACTTAAGACCATGTATTACTGCCGGTCTGAAAAGATTGGTAAGGCTGATAAGGTTTTCAAGAAGATTGAACGCGAGATTATTAAGGAGATCGATCTCAAGGCACTTGCCAAAGACGACGACATCTGTATTGCCTGCGAAGGATAAGGAGCAAAGATGAAGAAAGTATTTAAGTTTGAAGCATCATGGTGTCATCCATGCCAGATGCTTTCAAAGGCGTTCGAAGAAATCAAGACTGATATTCCTGTAGAAGTTATTGACATCGACGAGAATATGGACTATACTAAGGCACGTGGAGTGCGTGGTGTGCCGACTCTAATTATGATGGATGGCGACACCGAAGTTAAAAGAAAGACTGGATCAATGTCAACTAAAGAACTGGAAGCATGGCTAAATGACTAAGAACGAACTAAAGCTAACGGACGAAAGATCCTATTTCAAGCCATTCACATACCCTTGGGCATATCAGGCTTGGCTCAAGCACGAACAAGCGCATTGGCTTCACACTGAAGTTCCAATGCTTGAAGACGTTAAGGACTGGAAGAAGAAACTGACGGAAGAAGAAAAGTCGTTCCTGACTAACATCTTCCGTTTCTTCACACAGGGCGACATTGACGTTGCTGGTGGATACGTCAAGAACTATCTGCCCAACTTCCCACAGCCTGAGATTCGTATGATGCTGGCTGGCTTTGCTGCCCGTGAGGCACTGCACATTGCTGCATACAGCCACCTTATTGAAACGCTGGGAATGCCTGACTCGACATACAATGAGTTCCTTCAGTATCAGGCTATGAAGGACAAGCATGAATACTTCGAGCAGTTCTCTAACCTAGACAGCAAGAACATTGCGCAGCAGATTGCTGCCTTCAGCGCATTCACCGAAGGTCTACAGCTGTTCAGTTCTTTCATCATGTTGCTGAACTTCCCTCGTCATGGCTTGATGAAGGGAATGGGTCAGATCATCACTTGGTCGATTGTTGACGAGACTATGCACTGTGAGTCGATGATCAAGTTGTTCAGAACGTTTGTTGAAGAGAACAACGATATCTGGGAAGATGGGCTGAAGAGCCAGATATATACTATTGCTGAGAAGATGGTGGAGCTAGAAGATAAGTTCATCGAACTAGCTTTCAGCTTGGGACCTATGCGCGATCTGACTCCTGATCAGGTCAAGCAGTATATCCGTTACATTGCAGACCGTAGACTGATTTCCCTTGGGCTAAAGGGAATCTTTAAGGTAAAGAAGAATCCGTTGCCGTGGGTTGAGGAGATGATCAATGCTCCTACGCACACCAACTTCTTCGAGAATCGTGCAACGGATTATGCTAAGGGTGCATTGACTGGATCATGGGAAGACGTTTGGGCAAAGTGAGGTATCTGTGAAGTTTAGCATTATTACACCGACGCATCTTAAGAATGCGTTCTTGGATGAACTATATGATAGCTTAGTTGCCCAGACTTATGATAACTGGGAATGGGTCATCTACCTGAATGGTGGTGCCCAACCGGAAGCACTCTCACCTAAGATTACAATGGATAATCGGGTGAGAGTGCTTCTTGATACCGAAAACAATCCGTGTGTCGGGTTCAACAAGAACAAAGCCTTCCACGCTGGTGCAGGTAATGTTCTTGTTGAAGTCGATCACGACGATATCCTAACGGCAGATTGCCTAGCTGAACTTCATAAAGCATTTACTGAAAACCCACACGCTGGGTTTGTCTATAGTGATGATGCCATATATCATATGAAGGATCAGTTCGTTCCTTACAGCGAAGCCTATGGATGGACACACAAGAAGTTTAGCTGGAAAGGTCAGCTGCTGACTTCTATGGACTCTTTCCCTGCAACAAGCCACTCAATCTCGTTCATCTGGTTTGCTCCAGACCATGTGCGTGCATGGCGTGCAGAAACATACAGAGCTATTGGTGGACACGATCCGACTCTAAGCATCTGTGACGATCATGATCTGATGATCCGCACATACCTTAACACAAAGATGGTACACATCCCGAAGGTTCTGTATATCTACAGAGTTACAGGAGACAATACTTGGCTAGAACGTAACCAAGCCATACAGAAGACAACAGTAGAGTTGTTCAACAAGTATGCATGGGAACTAGCTTGCAAGGATGCTAAGGATAAAGGCTTGCATATTGTTGAACTGGGTGGAGGGATTAATCCCAAAGCCGGATGCAACATTAACATCGATATGGAAGATGGCAATCTTAAGCACGATCTCAATGATGGAATTCCTTTGCCAGACAATTCAGTGGGTGTCATTTATGCCTCACACATTCTCGAGCATCTCTATGACAAGCATAAAATCATGTGCGAGATACACAGAGTATTGGCTGATGGAGGTTGGGCATTCATTCAAGTTCCAAGTACAGATGGTCGTGGAGCATTTCAAGACCCTACTCATGTAAGCTACTGGAATCAGAACAGCTTCTGGTACTATACCAGAGCAGACAAAGCAGCCTTCATCCGAAACAATACTATCAGGTTCCAGCCATTCAGGCTGGAGACCTTCTGGTGGGAAGACCATATTGCTGTCACTGATGCATGGCTGGTTGCAGTAAAGAATAACAACAGACGCCCACATCTGCTGAGCATTTGATCAGAGGTTACTATGATTTACATTATCACACCCTGCACCAGACCTTTCAACCTAGAAGCTATGCGGAAGACTATTCCAGCAGAGTGCACTTGGGTTATTGTTTATGACAGCAAGGTCACTAACCCGCCAGATATTGAAGGTGCAGTTAATCTTCATTCGCCAGATACTGGATACTTCGGCAACCCGAACAGGAACTTTGCCCTAGAAACTCTTAAGGATCACCTTAATGATGAAGATTGGCTGTATATCCTAGACGACGATAACATCATCCACGAGAAGTGGTATGATGGCGTCAAGGATCATCTAGGCAAGTGCTCAATGCTTCATTGGTCGCAGGCTTTCCCCAACAACTCGATTCGCGCTCAAGCCGCAGACGTACCTGTATGCGGCAAGGTTGACACTGCGCAGTATATGGTTCGTTGGAGTGCAGCAAAGAACATTCGCTATAGACTGGTCTATGAAGCTGATGGATTCTATGCTGAAGATTGCTACCATGCTGCTGGCGGATCAACTAAGCTTAATGATGCGCTGTGCTACTATAACTACCTGAGACCTAATAAGAGTGGCAATGCTCTTTGGTCTCACATCTGCATGATCTCGATGTTTAAGAACGAAGCCAAGAACATTCGTAGAATGCTTGACTCCGTTACACCATATATCGATTATTGGGTGCTTCAGGACAATGGTTCTACTGATGGAACTCCAGAGGTTGTTGAGCAGTGGGCAAAAGAAACTCGCATTCCGGGAAAGCTGTATAAGGTTGAAGAGGGTTGGGTGAACTTTGGTTGGAACCGTGACCATTTGCTACAGGTTGCTCTAAACGAGCAGCATGGATGCGATTGGATTATGAAGATGGATTGTGATGAAACCCTAGAGGTTGACCCAAGCTTTGACTGGAAACCGTTCTGGGATATCAAGGAACATAAGCCTAAGAGCTTCCATGTTCCGTCAATCCTGCCGGGGCTGATCTATTACAGAGCATGGATCTGGGACGCTAACCTGCCTTGGAAGTTTAACCATGATCCGGCACATGAAACCATCTATCTGAATGATGGAGTCACTGGTGAGAATTTCGAGAGAACTAACCTACCAACCACGTTCAAGATGGTTGCGGGTCAGTCCTATGGCGAAAGCTACACTGTACCCACAAAGTATGTGACTGATGCTCTCAAGCTTGAAGAAAAGCTTATCCGAGAGAACACTATGCTTACTGACCTATACCACTTTTGGTATATTGGTAAGTCATATGAAGATTGCTATCGCGGAGACTTCTTCCCTCTTAAGGACGTACACCAGTCAGAGTATGCCAGAAGAGTCATATTCTACTTCACTCAGGTTGTAACTGTTAAGCACGGTGGATTGGTTCCCACTGGTATTGACGAGATGGCATACTATGCGTTGTGTGGTGCTGGTAATGCATATCGCTTCTTGAAAGAATATGACAAGGCGATTGAACTTTACGAGGCTGCTATCCCGTTCGCTCCGGGAAGAAATGATCACCTCATCTACTTGGCAGAGATACACTGGGAACTTCGTGACTTCAAGCGAATGCTTCAGTATACTACCCAGATGATGGATGCTGCACGAGTGAATCCATTCCCGAACTATTACTTCCTGATCAATACGAACATGTACAATGATACTGGCACGTATTGCAAGGTGCTTCATGATATCGCTATAGGCGGCACTCAAGCTATCCAGCTGGAGTCTGTGTTTGTCGCCAAGCGGAAGCCTCGTAAGATGCTTTGGGTCGTTGATGACTTCTATGACGATCCAAACCTAGTTCGTCAATTTGCTCTACAGCAGCAGTTTGAAGATCACTCTGACTGGTACAAAGGCAGAAGAACCTACGAACGTTGGCACATGCCTAGCGTAAGGCACCAGTTCGAGCAGATCATGGGTCAGAAGATCATACGTTGGGATGAACACGGCATGAACGGGAAGTTCCAATACTGTGTTCCGGAAAACCCTCTAGTGTATCACTATGACACACAGCAATGGGCAGCGCTCATTTATCTCACACCTGATGCTCCGTTTAGTTCTGGAACTGCACTATATGCACATAAAGAAAGCCGTATTCGCCACATGGAAGATCACCCTAACGCTGACCGGTGTTTTGATGGTGGCTTTTATGACAGCAGTAAGTTTGAACTGGTTGATTATGTTGGCAATGTTTTTAATCGACTAGTTATCTTTAATGCTCGTTCTTTCCATGCAGCAACACAGTACTTTGGAACAGATATAAACAACTCGCGTCTTTTCCAGATCTTCTTTTTTGATTGAGGTGTATAATGGCTAACGAATATGATTTTGGATTTAGCTTCTCTGATGAGGATGCTGTTTCTTCGACAACCCAGCCCAAGAGCGAAGAAGCCCTGTTGGCGATTGAAGAACGCATCGGCTCACTAGAAGAAAGAGTTGTGGGTGCGGTTGAAGATAAGTACAAAGCCAAACTCCGCGAGGTTGAGGGTCTGATTCTGCCCCTGCTATATAATCTTATGAAGAACCCTGAGAAAGTCTACATTAAGTGGGAGAACAGGGTTGAGATTATTCAGAAGCAAATCGAGAAGATCACAGCTATAACAAGGAGTTGAAGATGGCAGAGTCCTCAGACGAATACACCTGCAACAACTGCGGGTCAAAGTATCAGCTAACATATGACACAGATGAAGTCAGCTACGAGCCAGACAATTGCCCCTTTTGCGGCGATGTGGTAGAGCAGAATGAAGAATTTGGCTTCGTCAGTGAAGATTCTATTTGGGACACAGATCCGGATCTTGACCTCGACGAAGACGAGAAATGATCTATGTTGGAATTGACTATTCGTTGACCTGTCCTTGCGTTTGTGTGAGCAGGGACAAGGTCTTCTACAATAGTTACTTCCACTTCCTAAACGACCAAAAAAATATTCTAGGTAAGGTTGGAAACATTTTTGGCGATGAGCATGACGAATACCTTTGCGACCAGCAACGTTATGAAAATATTGCAGCTTGGGTTATTTCTATCATCGCCCCGTATCGTGACCAAGAGCACTCTATTCTAATCGAAGACTATTCATTCGGTTCCAAGGGTAGAGTTTTCAACCTAGCTGAAAATTGCGGGCTGTTGAAGTATTTCCTATACAAGGATGGGTATAGGTTCTTCACAGTGCCTCCATCAGTGATTAAGAAGTATGCGACCGGAAAGGGAAATGCCGATAAGCAGAAAATGTATGATTCGTTTTATGAAAGGACTCAGATTGACTTAATCTCAGTGTTCTCACCCAAGGGCAAGTTGGCGTCCCCTGTTACAGATATAGTAGATGCATTTTATTTGACACAATATATGCAAGACAGTATACTAGAAGGAACCATGGAGAAAATAAATGCCAACGGAACAGTGCGCACAGCAAAAAAAAGAAAAAGAGTTGATAGAAAACTGTGATGCAGTAGTTTGGGCACTAGTGGAACAAGAAGAGGAAGAAGCCCGAACCTTAATGAATTTTTATAGAGCTCAGACTAAAGTAAAACCAACTGAGTTGGGTTATAAGTATAACATTCTACAGTTTAGAGTTGGCGACACCTCTTCAATTGAAGTGTTCTCCGCGATCATCGGAGACCAGCTTGGATATGTTGAGAGGATGGGTAAGTGTGGATATAACGGAATCATGATCAAACAGAAGTCAGTTAACAAGAAAGAAATCAAGAACGTGTTCAAGAATTCTTTGCTTAACTGGGGTTTCCAAGAAACAGAGATACATTCGATACTCAAACAACTGGTGTAATTTATGCATTATTTGGTAACGGGAGGTGCTGGGTTTCTAGGCTCGCACCTCTGTGCTAGGCTTCACAATCTAGGTCATCGAGTCACTGCGCTGGACGATCTTTCCAGCGGCAACATAGAAAACATCCAATGGATGATTGGTAGACCCAAGTTCAAGTTCATCAAGCACGATATCATTAATCCTATCCAGCTGGATGAGATTGATGGTATCTTTAATCTTGCATGTCCTGCGTCTCCACCTTTCTATCAGAAAGACCCGATACAGACAATGATGACATGCGTGACTGGAGCGTATAACATGCTTCAGCTAGCAGATAAAAACTTCTGCAAGATTCTACAGACTTCTACCTCTGAAGTCTACGGTGACCCGACAGTCTCGCCGCAAAGAGAGTCTTACAAGGGCAACGTAAATTGCTTCGGTCCCCGAGCGTGTTACGATGAAGGTAAGCGCGCAGCTGAAGCGTTGTTCTACGACTTCCACCATAAGAAGAATGTTGATATCCGAATCGTTCGTATTTTCAACACCTATGGTCCTCAGATGCAGGCTAATGACGGTAGAGTGATCAGCAATTTTATTGTTCAGGCACTCGACGGCGCACCTATTACTGTCTATGGTGACGGGTCACAAACAAGAAGCTTTTGTTATGTCGATGATATGATTGATGGAATTCTTACAGTCTGGAACTCTCACATCAAGACTCCGGTGAACGTTGGCAATCCTGCTGAGTTTACAATGATTGAAGCAGCCAACAAGATCATTAAAATTACAGGATCACGATCAAAGATTACATTTCATCCTCTGCCTAAAGATGATCCGAAGCAGAGACGCCCAGATATTAGTGTTATTACAGAACTGGGTTGGCAGCCAAAGATTACACTTGACAAGGGAGTAAGTTCTACGGTAGAATACTTCCAGCGTAAATTGTTTGGAGTGATGAAATGAGTTTCTCGTACAATGATATTGTGGCAAAGCTTCGCTCGGGTGTCATTACAGTGACTTTTACGAAGGTTGATGGCACTGAGAGAGTGATGGAATGCACTCTGCTGCCGCAGTATCTCCCAGAGAATTATAAGAGCATGAGTGCTCCGATGCTGACCGAGGACGTTGGTAATAGCATTTCTGTTTGGGATGTTAACGCTGGCGGTTGGCGTTCGTTCCGTGTTTCTTCTGTAAAGGCGATCGGCTAAAAAAATGGCAAAGAAGTCCTCTAAGGTTGTGCGCATCTCTGAGACTAATGCCGAGCCCACATGGGATCGGGAATACACTCAGACTGATATTCACGAAGCCTTCTCTTGGTACAATACAAATAAGAACGAAAAGGATGCTGCAAAGTATCTTGGTATCAAGGACAATTATGTCGCCAGCAAGTTTACGTCGCTTGCTTGGGCGATGCGCATGAAGTCTAGAGGCTGCCAGTTTTCTGTTCCCAGTCAGGAAACTTTCCAGCGGCTACTTGATCAGTTTAATGAGCTAATCAAGCCCAAGGCTGATCCGGTTCCTGTTGCTGCAGCTGTCGTTGTTGAAGACAACGTCATTTCCATTCAGGAAAGGGTGCAGGCTAAGACTGACTTCTTTATTGCTGAACTGGAAGCCATGGTCGACGAATATGGTATTCGTGGCGATGCTGCTAAGATGAACGCATATCAGTGGTTCACCAAGCAGGAAGTCAAGTCGATCCATGCAAGTAAGATCGCGGAGTTTTTCGAGGCTCGTCTTGGTGCACTAGAGCATGCACTAAAGGATCCTCAGCTGCGCGAGTATTACAGCGGGTATAACAAGTCGCGTCTACTTAATATCTTTAAGTGCTACGCTAACATCATTGCTGACGCCAAGAAGATTGCGAGTAATGCATCGGCTGCCCGTAAGCCTCGCAAGAAGAAGCCTGTCAGCGTTGAGAAGATGGTGCGCGGAATCAAGTTCCTGCAGAAGAACGACGAGTTCAAGCTGCAGTCTATCGATCCCGTCAAGATTCCCGGTGCTTCCCAGCTTTGGGTTTTCAACGTCAAGACTCGCAAGCTGGGCGTCTATAATGCACTGGATGCTGCAGGCTTGATGGTGAAGGGCAGTTCTATTCTGAACTACAGCGTCGATACTTCTATTTGTAAGACTCTGCGAAAGCCTGAGAAGGTACTGAAGACAGTGCTGGACGGCGGTAAGATCGCTCTACGAAAGGTTCTTGAAGAAGTCAATGCCAAGGCATCCAACCTGAACGGCAGACTTAACAAGGACACGATTCTTCTTCGGATTTCCTAAATAGAAGGTTAGAAGACCTAAGTCCAAAACGAGGGTACAATGCTTCAGATATCAAGCAATTATGTAGCTAAATCTGACGTTGCGATGATTAAGAAGTATGCGCGTTTTGTATTGGACAAATTCGTTAAAAAGTCCGTTCAAGCTAGAGCCAACATCAAGATTCGAATCGTTGATGAGCATGACTTGGACGATTCTATCGACAAGGAAGACCTGCGCAAGTATCGTGCTTGGTGCTACTATGACGGCATCATCAACGAAAAACGTTCGTTTACCGTCATCCTAAACATCAAGCAGATAAAGCGTTCGAAGAACCAACTTACACGCCTCAGCAATCTTCTGATAGACCTAGGTCATGAGTTGGTGCATATTAAGCAGTATCTTAACAATGAAATTTTTGATTATGTCTCTGGTGAGATTCGTTACAAGGGTTCATATTTCGATTCTTCTTATCACGAAAACGAAGAACTGTACTATGACTCTCCTTGGGAAATTGAAGCATATGGTAGAGAGTTGGGGTTATACAAAATGTTTTGTAACAAGCTTTGGGAAGGTGGCAAGCTGTAATCATGTCTAAGAAGAAATATAATGGCTATCTTGATAGAGATGAAATGATCGAGCGACGGGCAAAGAAGCGTGCAATGCGCGACGATCATAAGGAAAACTGGCGTTTCAACCCGAACGAAAATTATGTCGAGGAGTCGGGCGATGACAGATCTGAGACTGAAAGTTGGGAAAGATATCGCTCTGGCTAAAGGCGAACGGCTAGAGACGTATCGAAATAAGATCAACGGTGAGATCTATTACACCACAAACATTCACGGGTCTAAGTTCATAGACGGTGAAGAGTTTGTGTACGTGTTCCTGCGCCCCTCATATCCAAGTCAGCGCCGAACGTTCCTAATGCGTAAGGCGAATCTCGAACGGGTCGCTCTCGCAAGTACCTGACCTGCCTTGTGAAAAATCGCTTGCCTTCATCGCGCAAGCGAGGTATAGTGCACCTATGGACACCAAGGCACTGATCATACGCCAGATCTATATCCTCAAGCCCATTGCTGAATTCTACGGGTTCGACTTCCCGACTAACTCGTTCGAGGAAGGCACCGAAGAAGAGCTAGTGGAGTTTCTTTCTGAAATTGCCGAATGGGTCGGTTTCGAGCGCGGATACGAAGCTGCCCAGCACAATAAAAAGCGATGACGTAAGTTATTGATTTTACTTGGGTTTCTACGGTTTACTTTTTCACCATTTCATATATAATGATGGTATGGTGAAAAAGCGCAGGAAGCGTAGCGACCGCAAGCATATAATTTACAGGTTTTCAAACCTCGTAACAGGCGAGCGATATATCGGCGTCACAGCCATGAGCTCGCGTTCCGAAAAGAAAACCGTAGAGTATAGGTGGAAAAAGCACCTCTCACGAGCAGTCAACGAATCGAAGGATTGGGCGATGCACGTGTGCATGCGGAAGTGGAACGACGCCAAGTTTTGGCGCAAGGAAGTCCTCGCGACAGTTCGTGGGCGCAAAAATGCACACCAGCTTGAACGTCGACTTATTGGGTATTACAACCCGAGCCTGAATACGTTTTGAGGTTTATATGAAAAAGCTAGTCACGACTCTCGCGCTGGGCAGCCTGCTTTTTGCAGGCACTGCAAACGCGCACGGTAACGGTGGCAGAGACGCGCTAGTTGGCGCGATCGTCGGTGGCGTTATTGGTGGAATCATTGTTGACGGAATCCGCCGTCCTGCGCCGCCGGTATACGTCACGCCGCCGCCGGTTTACTCGCAGCCTCCGATGGTTTGCCAGTGGGTGCCGGGATACGACGCATTCAATCGTCCGGTCATGGTTCAGTACTGTTATCCTGCATATTGATTTTATTGGTTTGCTATGAGTAATATGATTCCCGCTGTCGGTTCTTCCGTCCGCGTCACAACACGGTTCCGGAATTACTATTATAAGACTGCGGACCAGCAGCCTTGGAACGAGCAGGTGTATGAAGGCACCGTTGTTCCTAATGAGCGCTGGGACTCCTCCGATTCATTCTGTGTTACCGGCGACCGGATCATGCCGATCCGGAATATCTCAGTGCGCAACGTTGTCAAGCTGGAAGTCCTTAAGGGTTCCGCTAAGGCAGCAGCCTCCGGTATTCGCGCCTTCCGTGTTAAGTCAACGAAGCACACTTATTTGGTAACGCTCAACGGCACGAAGCTTTCCTGCACGTGCGTGGGCTTTCAGTACCACCGTAATTGCCGCCACGCTAAGGCAGTGGCAGCTAAGATAAAATAACACAGCCCGCATAGCCCAACAGGCAGAGGCAACGGACTTAAAATCCGTCAAGTGTCGGTTCGAATCCGACTGCGGGTACCACACAATCAGGAGTATATTATGAGCTTCTATAGAGAAATTGAAATTGATTCGAATGATTTTTCGGATGATGATATTCTGAAAGAAGCCAAGGCTAGACAGTTAGATGTCTGGTCTGGTCCAGAGGATGTTCAGAAGCTTCTAGAGAAGATTTGGCAGAAGCGTAGACTTCGGCAAGATTATCAGCAGGAACTAGACGATCTACTTTGGTTAACTCTAGGCAAGATTTCATAATGAGTTGGGATAAACTCGTCAAAGATTACTGTCCCCTAATGGATAGGAAGTTTAGAAATCCTGCAAACAATGAGGTCTACACATACCTTGGAATCTTACATGCCAAGGACGATTGGTACCACGCTCTTTATAACTCCAAAGTCAATCCACCATTGATACTGTTTTCTTGCGTTGGATACTTAGAACGTCATTATGAGTTGATTGAGGAAGAGGAGAAGGTTCCTCCTCCTTCTGAAGAAGCCAGATTACTGTATATCACCCAGCGTTGGCGAAATGTATTGGAAGCACTAGCGAAATATGATACTGGAGCTAAAGATGAAAGCTAAAGAAGTCCAGTTGCGAATCATACAGAACCAAATTAGATGCAACCAGTGCGGCGATGAACCGTACTCTGCGCATCGTCATGATTGCAAAAGCTGCAAGTGCGGCGCGGTCGCAGTTGACGGTGGCATGGAATACTTAAAACGTTCTTGCGTTGAAGGTGCTACTTATACAGAGCTCAGTTATTCGATGACCGAAGAAGTCATCGATGAAGTCAAGGAAGCCGTGAGGTGGGGTCAGGAAACCGGTCGCAACGAATTCGGTATTGCGCTTGCTGTTATCCGCGTTCTAAGGAAAAACGACCTCTTGGCGTAAGTTATTGATTTTATTCGGGTTTTCGTAAGTTATTGATTTTATTCGGGTTTCAGCGGTTTACTTCTTAGCGTCTTGAGGTATAATGAACCTATGATGAATAAGGAAGTGAATATGAAGAACTACGAAGTCGTTGCTTGGTCTTCGGTGACTGCGTTTGACAAGGTGTTCTTCTTCGAGTTTATGGCACTCGACGAGAAGGACGCGCTGGCGAAGTTCAGCGCGATCTGCGACTCGCCCGAGTATGCGCAGCGCAAGCTGCGGCTCGAGAGCCTCGAGTCCACCGAGGACCGCCTTGCCCGTATCGCGGCTCTGGGGCTGTAATGAAAACGGCTAAGATTGAGGTCTGGTTCGAGGGGGACATCGGTCCCGCGAGTATCGAGTACACTAGAGACTTTGAGGATAAGATGGAAACTGCGTTCGCGCGGTTCTTCCGTGACGCCTGCACGAAGTTTGTTCGGCAGTTCCGTGTGCGTGTGTCGATGATTGAGGACGACAATGTCTTATTCTGATGCCTTGACTTTGGCTGGTGGCGAAGTCCTGAATTTCCGCTACTTTGGCTCTTACAGCGGGCGCTGGTATGCGCAGGTTTCCTACGAGGGCGAAGTCGGCTGGGTGAGCGACTCCTTCGGCTCCTGCACGGTCTGCGATGCGTTTCAGGCTGATCTCGGACACCTGTCCGATCACCCGGATTACGACAAGTATGTCGCTGACTTCGGACGCACGTACCTCGAGGCTCTCCTGCCCGCCGAGCACTTCCTGAAGGAACTGCGCGACCGGCTGGGCGAGTATGCCGGCTGCTACGTGGATACGGAAGCCGAAGACGCGATCGAGTGGATTGAGAAAATTGAAGGAAATCAGTAACTTACGTAAGTTATTGATTTTACAGGAGTTTCACCGGTTTACTATTTTGCCAGAAACGGTATAATGTAAGTATAAGGTGAATGGAGAATTTTATGCCTCGTGGTGTTCCTAAAGCTGGCTTCCGTAAGACTAAGAATCGTCTCGCTCGCGAAGCCTCGTTCATGACCGGTGTTCAGTCGCCGGCACTTCCGGTCTTCGAAGAAACCGAAGACCAGATCCGCGAAAAGCTTCAGGAGCGTTTCGAGGCTCTTGACGATATGACGGTTTCGGCAGTCAACGGTGACATCCGTGCGCTGGTCGTCTCCGGTCCTCCGGGACTGGGCAAGTCGTTCGGCGTTTCGAAGATTCTTGAGGACCTTGAGCCGCACCACACGATCGTTCGTGGTTACGTGCGTCCCACCGGTCTGTACAAGACGCTTTACGAATTCCGGCATCCCGGTTCGGTTGTCGTTTTCGACGACGCTGACTCGATTTTCTCGGATGATATTTCGCTGAATCTGCTGAAGGCTGCGTGTGATACCACCAAGAAGCGTATGCTCTCTTGGCTGACCGAATCTAAGATGGAAGACGAAGAGGGCGACCGCCTGCCCCGTTCCTTCGAATTCGAAGGTACGATTATCTTCATCACTAACTATGACTTCGACGATATGGTTGCTCGCGGCTCGAAGCTGGCTCCGCACTTTCAGGCGCTGACTTCGCGTTCGATGTATCTGGATATGGCAATGAAGTCCAAGAAGGATTACCTTGTGCGTATCAAGCAGGTTGTTGAGCAGGGTATGATCCGCGAACTGGGTCGTACCGGCGAAACTGCGATTATCTCGTTTATTGAAAAGAATCAGGACCGGATGCGCGAACTGTCTCTGCGTATGGT